CCAGATGGCGAGCCAGCGTCGTCCCAGCGCTGCAACAGGCACCGATTGGCATGAGCGATGCGTACGTGCGTGCGGAATTCGCCGACGGCATGCCCAATGGCGCGCATGCCGTCGACGATCCCGTTGTAGACGTCGATGGTGCTGTGGGTCGGACCGGGCGCCACACAAAGAATCTTCACGCCGCGGCCTTCCGGGCCAGGGCGTACAGGTCGCCGCGCTCGAAGTGGACTTCCTCGAGCACGAGGTCCAGACCGGCGCCCAGCAGCCAGGCGCGCAGGTCGGACGGCGCCACATTGGCGTAGTACTCGCCCGCGCCGAGCTCGCCGCCGTCCCGCCCGGAGTGTGCCGCCCGCGGCACGGTGGCACAGGTCAGCAACAGCCAGCCGTCGGGCATGAGTTGCCTGGCCGTGTGCTCGATCAACGCTTGCCCCGCCGGCGTGTGCTCGAGGACTTCCATGCACACGACCACGCTGGGCGCCTCCGACGGCACGTAGGTGGTGCCATCGGCCTGGACATCAACGCCCGGCCCGCCCTGCACGTCGATCCCCGTGTAGGTGGCGGCCGCCGCGAACAGCGGGCGCACAGAGCCGTTCAGGTCGCGCGACCCGATCTCGAGCACGTGACCGGTCATCGGCAGACCCGCAAGTGCGCGTTGAGCAAAGGCGTACGCCTCGGGATGCACTACGCCAGGATCTCCACGTCGAATTGCACGCCCAGGAACTCGGGCCCGCGGCCGTCCTCGTCGGCGCCAATGCGCATCGTGCCGTAGTCCCGCCAGCCCATGACGCTCGTGCTATCGGCAACGCCACCCAGCGTCGGGTCGGCCTCCAGGGCGAACGGAATGCTCAGGACGCCGTCGGTCGCGATGTAGGCGTCGGCCTGTTCCTGCGCCACTTGCAGACTTCCGAGTTGCAAGAGCAGGGTGACTTCGAACAGGTACAGCACCGAGCCGGCCTGATCCTCGTGAAACGTGCCGCTCAGTGGGCGCACGATCGCCACCGGCGGGTTGATCGTCGTCGGCCAGACGTCGTACGCCCGCAGCTCGCTCACGGTCTCGAGTTGCGTCTTGAGTCCCAGCCGGATCTCGCGGAGCGAACTCATCAGGCCGCCCAGATCCGTTCGATGGTGCGCTTGGCGGCTTCGACGTGGCGGGCCATCGCACTTTTCGCAGGCGTGATCGATCCACGAAACCAGCGCTCGTGGTGCAACTTCGCGCTGTACTCGAGCAATCGCGGGTAGCGATAGCCGCGCGGGTACTTTTTACTGCGGCTCCGCGCGGTGACCTGGACACGCGCCCAGGTCGGAACCGGGTGCTTGTCGATGTTCGTCTGGATGCTCGCGGCCAGACGCCCAGAGCGTTTCGGTGCGCGGCCTTCGACGATCCGCGCCGCATCCTGGATGCCCGCTTGCATGGCGGACGTGAGCGCTGGCGCGAGCAATACGTCGGTTCGCAACTTGCGCACCAGTTGGGTGAACCCTTCGACGCGGACGCCCACACGAATCGGCATGGTCTAGAAGAACCGCCAGCCGCCACCGATCGTCGCTTGCCCGGCGACCGTGACCCGCTTGAAATTCGCCAGCATCAGTTTGCTGTACTTTGAGAGACTGACCGTCGTGGGCGCCGCGGCACCTCCGGCGTCGCCGGCGGTCATGCCGTAGGGCGTCACGTTGGCCTGCGCCTGGAAGAGCGATTCGCGCAGACACACGGCCTCGACCATTGCCGGCAGATCTTCGATTTCACAGAAGCCGCGGCGGACGGTCGCCATGACACTTCGCGGCACGCCCGCGGGAAACGAGTACCGCCCCAGGCGTGCCCGCTCGATCCGCCAGTAGGGCCGCGGCTGGCTGCTCGTCGCGGCGTTGTAGGGCGCCAGGACGTAGTCGGTCGGCGCCCAGATGAGGCCGTACGTCCCGTCGCCGGCATCGGTGGCGAGACTGGTCACCGACAGGATGTCGTCGACCATCAGCTCGTGCCAGGACGTCGGCGTGTAATAAAGCGTCTCGTCCGAAGCGTAAAACTGCGTGTCGCACTCGGCGTCGATCAGCCGGCTGACCGCCTCGAGGATGCCCGTCAGCGACTCGTCGGTCCGAGTATCGCTGGCGGGCACGCCGAGCTGGGCTTTCAACTGGTCGAGCGACGCGTAACTGGCCATCAGGTCGGTTGAGGCTCCGGCTGTGGCTCGGGCTGCGGCACGTCGTCCTCCTCGGGCTCCGGCTCGGGCTCGGGTGCGGGATCTGGTACTCCCAACATCGTCACGTGGCCGAGTTGCTGTAGTACTTCACCGGCGAGTTCGCACCGCCCGCATTCGCGAGCAACCCGTCCGTTCGCAAAAACGCCAGGAAGCCGGTCTGGAGAAAATCGGCGTAGCGCTCGTCGAGGCGGAGCAGGCGAATGTCCTGCACGTCGCGAATGAGGTAGTAGCTGAAGTCGCCGAACAGGATCGACTTCGCACTCGCGGCCATCACCGGAACGTCCTGGTTGATCACGTACGGATAGCCCAGGATGGTCGGCCGTTCGCCGAGGGCCATGTCCTGCTGCCAGAGTGGGCGCTGCTGCCCATCTTTCAACTGCTTGATCGCGCGCAGCGTCGAGTCGTGGAACATCCACTCCGCGTTGTCGCGGTACGCCGGATCGACCGAGTGAATCAGGTTCACGAGGTTGTCGTAGGTGACGCCCGTGACGTTGCCCGCACCCGTGGCCGTGGTGCCGTACGACTGCGCGCCCGTGATCACACCCTCGGGTTGCGTACCGCCGCCGGTGCCGTTGGTAAAGTGCGCGTTGATTGCGCGACCGAGCCGCATCGCCAGCGCGCGGGACAGCCAGCTCTCGATATCGAAGGCCGAGTCCTGGAGCATCTGGAAACTGACGCGGACCAGTTTCGAGGTGTACATAAACGAGCCGAGCGTCTTTTGCGCGAACGCGACGTCCTGCTCGGTGACGGCGGTGTTCTCAGCCAGGATGGCGCCGATGTTGGCCGTATCGTCGACCAGCGGAATCGGCATCGGGGCGCCCGAGTCCGTCTGCACGATCGTGCTGCGGCTCTTGCGGACGCCGCCAATCTCTTTGAGCGCCTCGATCAGCCGGCGGTAGAACTCCTGCGGGATGAGCGCGCCGCCGACGGCGACCGACGTGGTGCCCATCGCGCGGGATTCGCTCGCGGTGCCAAAGTACGGTTGTAGCGCGGCTCGCTGCTCGGGCTCCAGGCCGCCCATGCCATGGCGCAGGTAGGAGTAGAAGGCGTCGGCGTACCGCTCGTCGCGCGGCAGCGTCGCCAACTCACGACGCGAGCTCGAGCGGGCGAGCGGTAGCACCTGACGCACCGCGGGCGTATGGGAGGCGCCCTCGGTCACGATGACCGTCTCTTCGTCGAGTCCGCGAATATAGTCGAGCCGCTGAATCGTCGAGCTCAAGTGCGCAATGTCGCGCTGGGCGGATTCCCACGAACGCTGTTCATCGTCGGTCAGGTCACGCTCCTCGCGAATCGCGAGATCGTTGAGCGAGCGGACCTCCTCACGGCGAGCAGCGCGTTGTGCGCGCAGATCATTTACATCCATCAGTCATCCCTCAGAGTTTCGAGCCATGCGGCCCGGAGTTGAGCACGCGTTTGCCAGGTACTCGGCTCCGATTGCGAGTGGTCGCCCGGCTCGCTTTCCTGAGTGACTGGCGCCTCCGTCGAGTGGCTTGGGACCGGCTCGGACAGAAGGTAATGTTCGATACTGGCAATCGCTGACCGCGCCCACGCTTCGGTCTGTGGGTACGCGGGGAACGTCACGACAGACACGTCAAACAGTCGAACCTCCTGGAGCGTCACGTCGAGCGCCCTGCCCGAAGGGTCCTCGACCCATTTGACCGGACGAAAACCGAACGACATCTGGGAAATGTCGCCACGCTTCATGCTGACCATCAGGTCGCGTGCCCATTGAGCGTCGGGCGGCTCGATTTCTACGGCCAGCCCGTGCTTGTCTTCACGCATCGTGAGCGTGCCCGCACGATTGCGACCGAGCACGTAGTTGGGGTCGTGGTTGACCAGCGCGCGCACGTCGGCCTCGCCGATCGTTTTGCGGAAGGCGCCCGGCGCGATCTGCTCGCGGAACATGCCAGGAACAATGTCGGCCCATTCGTTGAACACCGCGGCATACCCGCGAATCATCGGCGGCGCGTTGTCGCCCGTCTCGCCCGAGCGGACCTCGAGGTCCTGGAGGGTGACGGTCCGATGCTGGATGAGGTCCGGATCGAAGACTCGAGGCTCGTTGGCGATCATGGCGTTCCCTTCTGGGCGTCGGGTGCGGGTAGCGCGGCCGGCGCCGGCGGCGGCGGGAGAGGCGGCGCCATCGCCTGGTCGATCGGCACCATGTTCCCATTGATCAGCAGCTCGTCGCCGCCGTCGATCGGGTTCAGATCTTCGAGCGCGCGGATCTCATTCGCGGTCATCCACCCGTTCTGGCGAGCGGTGGCGTACGCCTGGGTCCGGCTGGCAAGATCGCCACGCTCGAGGCCGTTGAGGTTGAACTTGACCTCGAATCGCCCCCGCTCGGCGTCCGTAAACAGGGTCCGGTTGAGCGCCTCTTCGATCCGCACGCACCACGGCGTGATGCAAAACTTGGAAAAGTCCAGGCTCTGCTGCTCGATATTGGAAAACGTCGCCTTGTCCAGGTCGTTGATCATGTGCGCCGGCACGCGATAGATTCCCGCAATCTCGGAGCGCGTGTATTTTCGCGTCTCGAGCCATTGCGCATCGTCGTTCGGCATCCCGATGCTCTGCCACGTGAGTCCGTTCTCGAGCAC